GCCGATCTCGACCGTGATACCTTTAACAGATCCCGCCATAACTTAACCCTCCTTTCCGAATTGGTCGCGTAAAGATTTTTTATCCGGCGCTGTTTGTTCTATCCTGTAAGCATTATCAAGATATTCGAGGCCCTTTTCTGATTGACTGAGACGATAAATAAAAGCGTCCCGCCGATATCGTAAATACTCGATATAATCCAGGTCCTCGACTTCTAATATAGTTAAGCCTGTGTAATCAGAAACCAGATGTTCCCAATAGCTCGTAATATCGTAATTATGCCCGTGACTATCTTCCAACGGATACCACGGGAGCTTTAGTTTTTTGAGTTGGAAACACTTTCGATAAATTCCGTATAGGCGTTAAAGAAAATAATAAGATCCTCGAAATCGAGGAGCTCCTCCAACTCTTTAGCCGTTACTTTTCGTCCTGCCTTATTACGGCTCATTATCTGAGCGCATAAGTCATATAACGCCCCGAGATCCTCCTCGGCCGGTACGTCCGCGCTTTCCGGGAGCATATCGGCGAGAGCTGTTAAAAGACCTTTTGTCGGCGTTATAAGTAAAAGCCTGGTCTGTTTTTCATCCGGTAAAACAATAGTCAAATACTGTTTTTTGGCCTTGTTAAAATCCAATGTCTGACCCATTTTGTACCCTCCTCGTAAAAAAGGCGGAAAACGTTAAATCTCCCGCCCCGTGAAAATATTAAATTAGTTGGCCGCCGCTACATAGTAACCATTTGTCGACGGATTGCCGGTCGGATTAGTAACCTCTGTAAAGACATAAGGATAATTAACCGTTCCGGATCCGGAGCGAGTGTAATACGTTGTACCGTCCTGGACTGTCGTATCGCTCGACGGAGTATAAGTAATATCGCTCGTGATCTCATATGTCGCCGCTGAGATACTTGCGTCCTGCTCAATATACATTACGAGCGTACCGGCGTCGTCCTGAGCGAGTGCTCTAAATTCCGCGTCGATAACTGTCTCCTGATCCTTAGCAAACGCGAGCGTAAATCCATTCTGGTTATTACCCACGATGCAAACGTAAATATCGCCGTCCACGTCGTCCGCGTGATGAAAAACGATCGCGTACTGAGTATTGACCGCGTTACCGATACCGCCGATACGTACCGTCCTCGTTTTACCTGTCGGATCCTCGGTAACTCGGGCCGTTGCTGACAATGTCGCGAGAGTCTGGCCGTTAAAGGTCATAATTCCGGAAGTAAGTAAAACCTCCTCCTCTGTGATGATTGTCTTAGTCACATAACCGAGATCGTCGGTAGCTGTATAAAATGTCGGCGTATACTGCAAAGACGCGCCGCCGGAAATGTATCCGAGAATATTATCGTCTGTACAAAGCGCCATAACTGCCGCCGCGTCCGCGATCTGTTCGGATCCTGTAAATTCGATTATGTGTAATTTACCGGAACCAAGTACTATTCTTTTTGGAACTCCCATAAATAAAATCTCCCTTCTTTTCTAAATAATTAAACTCATAGATAACCTGAAATAATTGCTCCTCGTTGATCCAGTAACGATTTTGTTTGATATAAGGCATACCGACCGCGTCTAATTGGCTCTCGATAGCCGCCTCGCTCGTCGGATCCGGAGCGTATTCGTAAAGCTCGATATTGACCTCGTGCTCTGTTATCGCGTTAACGTTATCCGGACCGCGGACCGTTTTCGTATCGTTAAAGACTGCATAAGTCGTTTTCGGCGGCTTTAAAAAACGCGTCTCGCGATACGTCTTATTAAGGACGAACCCCGCGCCCGTTAATATCTCATTAACCATTTTTCAAAACCTCCTCGATCGCGTCCTCATAGTCTTTAATAATCGATACGGTCGCTTTAGTGATAAACTTAGTCCCAGGATAACGGCCGCCGTCCCGGAGCGCGTGACCGTTATTAAGCAAATGAGAGAGCCGGTAATCCGACCCTCTTACGTACCATTGTCGCTCATATGCCCGTAAAGACTGATTCGAGACTTTGCTCGTTATGCTGTCGCGATAATGCTTTTTTCTGTGACCGACCGGAGCCGTCGCCTTTGTCTCCTGGACTAACTGCCTCATACTCTTATCGGTCTGTTTCCGGATCCCCTCCATGACGTTTTTATCATAGAGTTTAAGCTCTTTCGCCACCGCGTCCGCGAGGCCCTCGATCGGGACCTTAGTCGCCATACGATACCGCCTTTAATTTGACGACCTGATGAGATTCCATATAGTCGTCATAATCGACGATATTAAAGGTATGACCGCGATATATGATCCGGTATAGACCGCGGTTATAATCCACGTCCTCAAGCGCGGCGAAATAACGGAGCTCGAAAGTCTTTGTTGATTGAGATTGATTAGCACCCGCCTCGACAAATTCGGAGCCGGTCGTCTTATTGACCCGAGCATGTAAAGACCAAAGATCCGACCATGTTTCCGACTCCTCGTCGATTTTTTGGATAGTGATCGGTCTGTCGTATGTCATGACGTCCCCCTCCTCAATTCGAGCCGGAGCTGTAAAAGAGAGTCGGTTACGAACCGGCGAACGTTTGTCGAGCTTTTTTCGAGCGACCCTCTGTTATCGTAAAGGTCCGCTATAAAGATAAGAGCGAGCTCTTTCGCGCGAGGATCCTCGATCGGATAATTTACACCGACCGCGCCTTTAAGATACGCGTCGGCCGTCGCGATAGCTCTGTTAACGTTGTTCGTTACCATATCGTCGGCGTAATCAATACCGAGATAATCGAGCACGTCTTGAACCTGTACGCCTGTATCCGCCATTTAATCCCCTCCTCACGCGTTTAAAATCGCCTCTATTATGACGGCTTTCGTCTGTTTGTTAGATAAGCCCGCGACGCCTAAATCGTTAGCGAGAGCGAGTAATTCCGCCTTTGTTAAGGTGTTTAACTCGTCCTCGCTTAACGTGCCGTCTTTATTGGTATCGGCGCGGGCCATTATTCCCCCGCGTCGACCGTCGGCTGAATATAGCCGCAAACAAACGCCTCTGTATCGCGGAGAGTTACGTCCTCGCGCTCGATCGCTCTGTAAAGAGTGAGATCCTGTTCAAACGCGTTAAGGTCGCCGATAGAGGCGATCGCGCTCTCTGCGATAGACATATACTCACGATCCCAGTAAACGACGCCCTCGTAAAGATCGCCGATAATAAACGGGATCTGAGGAGTCGGATCCATTTCGTAATAGCTTGAGGTCGACGGATTTCCGGACGGAGACTCGACAGCTGTATATACATACGGACTTACATCTGTACCGGTGCCGGTACGAGTGTAATAAGTCTTTCCGGACTGTACGCTCGTATCCTCTGACGCGCGATAAGTAGCGGTCGACGGCATGATCTGATTAGGCACGATAACAAGCGGTACGACTGTCGCTCCTGCTGTGAGAGTAAGTCTCATTGGATCGCGAGGATCCGGAGTAAGCAGGTACTCGTTAGAATCGGCTTTTTTCTTGAGTGTATCGAGATACTGGAGACCATCGTCGTTTGTAATGACTTTAGAGGATCCTTTAAAGATAGATCCAAGAGTCACGTTAAGAACGTGCTTAATACCGTCGAGATTCTCAAGATTAACGGCGTCCCCGTTGCTCTGGATCTCTGTAAGTATCAGATTATTAGCGGTCGCGCGGGACTGTTTACCGAGCCACTCGATAATAACCTGAGCGATATTAGCGTCCGAGTCATATCTGAGCTCGTTAGTGATCGGCAAATATCCGGCGTATTTATCAATCGCCCAAGAGAGACGCTCGAACTGCGGCGCCGTTGTCGCGCCGATCTTTCCACCCTCGCCGACCTTGTTAAAGCCGTTATACTGTGAACGCTTTATGAAAGTACGCGCACCGGTCGCGGTATGGACTCTTTCGCGTCTTACGAGATCCAGGAAACTAAACTCGGCCTGTCTGAAATACTCGATACGTGTATAAATATCCTCTGGAACGGTATAACCGCCGTCCGGCTGTGATCCTTCGTTCATGATGCCCGGGAGCTGATTATCCTTTTCGGATACTTTAAAACCGTTTTTAGCGGCACGACCGAACGCCTTAAGAGCCTCCTCCTCGGTACGTTTTTCTTTTTTCTCCTGGACTTCTTCCTCATCCGGAGTATTCGTCTCTTTTTCGAGATTGTAGAGCTTTTTTTCTGCTTCAAACTCCGCTTTAAGGATAGCCACCTCGTCAATTAGAGCCGACGCTTTAGCAACGTCCTTATTCTCACCGTCGATATAATCGCGAGCCTCTTTAGTTTTCTCCTCGATTTTTGCGAGGAGCTCTCTCATTTTTTTATTCATTCGTGAATTTCTCCTTTCGTTTCTGAAATTGCGTTAACCTGAGTAAAAATAAAAGATTCGAGCGCCTTGATCCGGAGATCGGTCTCTAAATCCTTATTTTCTGTTTCCTGAGCCTGTTCCGGCTCGTTTTTCTGAGTTTCGGTATTTTTAACCCCTGACTCGTCATTTTCCGGCGTTTTTGGAACGCTTTCCGGCGACGTTTGTACATTTTCGGTCTTAAACTCGTCCGGATCCTCCGGCGGCTTAGGTCCGAAATGCTTAATCGTACCGGCTCGCGGC